TTGCAGGTGTGGGGGCTGGCCCACCAGCTACATGTACGAATCCAGAAGTATCGAATCTTCCAGTAGTGCCGGATTTAACCATACGAACATAAACTTCAAATCTACCCGTCCCGTCAGTGCTCCCAATGAATTTATCTACTGATCCATCGCCCATTAAATTCGCTGCAGGATATAACTTGTAGCCGATAGGTAATTTAATCAGGTATTTAATGATAAAAATAGCATTTGAACGTGTGAAAAACTGTTGATGAAAACCACCGAAATTCGGGCTTGCTGAACCAGTTGTAACGATTCTAAGTTCATGAGTTGAAGTTGTCGGATTGTCAGCACTTTTAGCTTCACGAGTAACACTAACTGTACCATTGCCTAGATTGTTATAAGTGCCGACGTTGTTCATTCCTTTCTTGAAATTTACATCACCGTAAAGCAACTTACCGTTAGTAATCATCATGGCCAACATCGTGGTACTTTCTAGGGCAGTTCCTAAATTGTTAGTGCTATTTTGAAGCTGTTTAAAATCAACCGATTTAAAAGATGCCAAATCTTTTGCAGCATTGTCTGCAGTGACTTTAGTGCTCTTAACTACAGTGGCCATTCCCTCAGGGATTGAAGCATCGTATTGTTGAATCTGTTGGGCTATTACTTGTTTATTGGCTTCGGCTCTTACGAAAGTATCTTCAACGAATTGGGCATTTTGTTTTAGCACAGATTTAAAGCCGCCTTTAAAGTTTGGCGCTGAATTACCCCGACTTATGAATGCATTTGTTACTGTAAATACACCACCTGCAGGTGCATTATCAAAGCGAAGTCCTAGTGGTACAAAATCAAATGCTGTTGCTTTAAGATCACTAGGGAATATGCCTTTTAATTCTACTTCTCCACTAGCAGCAACGATGAAACTATTTACACCTATTGAATAAGTACCACCGTGGAATTGGGGTATACACGCAGCCCCTATAAGGCCTGAATCGGCAGTATATTTAAGACGCACAACAATTGGATCGCCTTTATTGATTGGAAGGTCCTTATGGCGATACATAAGATCCCATACAGCCACAGTTCTATTAGTGCCTGTTGTAATACTTACCGATTTTGGCTCATCATTTGCGAGTATCCAGTTGTCTTCTGCATATTGGATTGCATCAATTTTTGCTGAATATGTCTTAATTTCTTGGCCAAAAACCTCTTGAGCGTCAGCGCGTGTGATCTTTTGCTGGATCATCTGAGCCTGATTATCTATAACTTTCTGTAAGTTGCCGCTATTGTTCGCAAGGCCGATTGGTACACCATCTACAACTTGAACAGCTAACATAATTTGTTTCGCGCCATTAATGCCAGAATCAGGTGTTGCATGTAATTCAATTCCACGCCCTGCACCAATACCCTTCTGACCTACCAGAATATAAGCATCACGACCTGTAAACTGATCAATTGTTAATGGATTCGCGCCTACCGCAACTAATGAATCTTTTAGTTGTTTTAGATTTAGTGCGATATGATCATAATTTGTAATAATCACATATGTATTATTTGGAAGGGCTTTTAATGCATTACTCATAGCCACAGCATTAGCTGCATCACCATAAGTATCGTATCGAGTAGATGAAGCTATGCCTCCATTGGCAGCAAGTACATGAACTGAGAATCCTCGATTTGAAGCAGTTGATTTTATTTCACCTTTTAAGTTCTTGATTCCAGTAAAATCATTGTTCCAACCCGAAGAATAAACACGGTAATTAATTACTTGGCCAATATCTTGATTTAACTGCTTATAACTCGAATCTAAGCTATTAATTGATTGTGTAATATTTTGCTGATTATTACTAATAGTGGTGTTAATTTCCTGAAATTTTCCATCTACCGCTTGTTTGTTAAGGTCAACATTTGATTTCAAAATGTTGTAGTTTTCAGTGAGTGAAGTTATTGAATCACCCTGCTTCTTAACATCCGCTCTAGTGCCTTCCAGCTTCTCTGCAGTCGCATTTAGGCTATCTTTTAACTCTCTAGGATTAACTCTAAAGCCTGTTGCGAGTTCGCCTTTTTCAATTTGTACTTCACGAATTAAAAAGTCTGGTGCTATACCAGTTGGTGCATAAAGAATGATATTTATAGATCTAAGATTGGCAACATTCGTCTTAAATGTATAAGTACAGATAGTCTCTTTGTCTGTGTAGAGTTGCCACGATGATTGAAGCTGATTATTGCTAGAACCATCATATCTATGAATGATTAGCAATAAGCTTATTTGTGCTGCAGTTAGAGATTTTGCTTTAAATGATAATGTGTATGTTTGATCTAGTTCTAGCCCATCAGCAAGTGTAATTTGCTCAACTACGCCTTTAAACATGGTAGTTGTATTTGAAGAAGCAAATCTTCCATAAGTTGCTCCGTTTGCATCTTTAAAGATCTCAAAAGTATTACCTGCTATAACTGCATTCTGACGCCAATTTGTACCATCTAAAGGTTTAGAAAAATCACCATTTTTAATAATATTGTCGCCACCACTAAGGGATAAGGCTGCTTTAAGAGTTTTGCTTTCATCTGCAATCGCTCTATCTGTTTCAGATTTTGTGTATCGGGTACTATCAAGAGTAGCTGTACTATCCGTCCACAAGTTCCCGAACTTTTGCTTAAATTTTGATTCCATTGCATCTGTTGCCGTGGCAACTGCTTTTGTGGTATCAACCTTTGTTGAGTAGCTTTGTAGTTGTGTAGCGCGAACAAGCGTTGAATCTACATCTTTTTCAGTCACTACATTCTCAACACTAAAACCCTGTAATTCCCACCAGCCACCAGTTGCATTATGTCCAATTGCAAAGCCCAACTTAACTTGTGGATGCAAATTAAAATTAACAACTTGTTCAATTAGTATCCATTGCTCATCAGCAGGTATTTTACTTGTGTCGATATACATTGCTGTAATTGCGGCATTTGAGAAAATCCCGTCAGCCTTACCGTACATAGCAGTAATATTACATGTACCCGCTGAATCCGCGCTTCGGCGAACCCAAAAGCTAACTTTGTATGGCCGATTTGTTGGCAATGCTTTGCGGCTATTAACCCAGCAACCTGCTTGATTTGAGGTATCTTTTCTGAAAACAGTATTACCTACCTTACCAGTCGTAGTTTTTTTAAAGTGCTGGCTCAAATCATAGTTATAGTAATTAATCCAGTCTTCTGGATTTTTTAAGTTAAAATCGGGCAATAAGGAATTACTATCACTAGCTGAATCAATAGACCCTTTCACTTTTTTAATTTGAGCATTGAGTTGGTTAGTCTGGCTGGCAGTCACCTCATCTAACTTCGCATTTGTGGCATAGTTCTGCAGTGCTTTTGCGGTGTTATCGATATTTTTTTCAGCATTTGAAAGTCCACTTTCAAGACTTGATGTTCTCTTTGTTAGTGCTTCCTTTTCAGTCACATATGTTTGTTTGAAATCATTAAAACTTGCATTAACTTGGTCTACTGCAGTGTTGTAGTCATAAGCACTTGGGATCCACGATTCAGTAGTGATTAAATCACCCCTGACAAGCACTGCCCAATAAACCGTTCCGACTGAACCTTGTGCTGTACTTGGCCTATTTAGCATGTAAAAATTTAAAGCACGTTTTTCAATAACTTGATTATTTTTAACAAAGGTAATTTTATTTATAACTTTGCCATTTGTATTAACAACGGATTGTACGACTTGCTGATCGCCCCCAGCATAAACAGCTAAAATTGAATTTGTATCCGCACCATTTCTTTGATGTTCGGCACACCACATTAAAGTATATTTTGCGCCTACTTCCCAATCCTCGCCTAGCTTATATGAAAGATGAGGATATGAAGTTCCGTTATATGCACCTACAACATTTGACTGGATAAGCAAATTCGAACCAGCAGCAGCGGCTCTACTCAAACTTGCAGAGAGTGCTGTTGCTTGCTCTGTAACTGCTTTGAGTTGCCCTTGTTGGTCTTCAACCTTGCTATTAGTAATATTCAAGGCGTCAGTAGTTGCCCTCTTACTTACTTCTTGATTTGTCGTAATTAAATCATTCTTTAGTTTTGTAAGATCCACGCCAATCGTAGTTATGGTATCACCCTGCTTTTTGACTTCGGCATTTGTATCCTTTACTGCTTGTGCTTGAGCATCAATGCTTGCTTTAAAATCACGTGGACTAGGCCCCCAAGCTGTAGCTTTATTCCCTGCTTCAATCTGCAATTTGCGAATAGTTGGGATTCGGCCAGTACCATAAGTTCCGTAAAATTCTATTGTTGATACTGTTGTACTCGAAGTATGAGGCTTCGGAATTACCGTAACAGTGTATTTAATCCATTCATTAGGAATTACAACGTTTACAGTTGCGCTAAATGTGTGAGCAGAAGCGTTGGATGAATAAACTTGAACTGGACCTACTATCGGCACAGACATCTCGAATGAGATGGTAATTTGCTTATCTAAATTCTCATCATAGAACGCCTTTAGCTCAGCGCTGCGTTCATACATTAAGTATTCTTTGTTTGAAGCTGCAGTCGAAGTACGTGGGGCCTCTGAGTTCGCTACGGCATTTACTCCACCCAACGTTAGGCCATCAATAGCTGCATTAATGTTTGTAGCAACTTGGCCCATTGCGCTTTCTAAATCGGTTTTTGTGGCCGTTTTGTTTAGTGCCAGTGCATTACTTTCAATTTTCCCTTGAGCATCACGCATCTGCGTCTCAAGCAAGGTGGATCTATCTGCTACTGCCTGTGTTGCTGTTGAGGCTGTTTTAAATAAATCTGTTGCTTTAGCTTCTGCATTAAAGCCAATAACAGCCGCCTCAGCATCAACTAAATCGATATAATCAATATCAACTTCGCCAGCAAATCCTCCATAGTTAGCAATAAACATAACGCTAACAAATGCAGTCCTACTAGGTAATTTTCTCGGATTTTCAAGTGGTGATTTACCATAGCCAACTGGAACATTTAGAAGTGCACGACCTTTGTAATAAGAGATACCCGTAACAAATTCACCAAGTGCTGGCACTGCATTTGCCTCCGCATAATGCGAACTGCCAAGCGTCGTATCAAGCTTATCTGATATATTCACAAAATAGGCTTGTGAAGTGTCTTTTGCAGCTAAACCAATATAGACCCCACCATTACCGCTTACACGTCTATAGCGATATTTAAGTGCGTAAGTCTTGTTTGCATCGAATGGTAGAAAAGAATTCCAATGCGCCCAAATTGTATCGTTGCCACTGTTATTTCCAACACGTAAAACCTTGCCACCGCGCGCGCTAGGTTCATCAATTAGCCTTAACTCATTGGCTCCGCTTGTAATTTTCCATTCATTTAAAAAATCGGCTGTAGCTGTTGCTTGAATCGCGTTGTTTAAACCCGAAGTTTTAGCTGAAATAGTTAAAATCTTTTGAGAGTTAGCATCGGCCTTATTTACTGCAGTTGTCGCTGTTTCTTGCGCTTTTGCTGCATTATTAATGGCTGTTTTTGCTATATCGTCTGTTTCTTTTAGTGATGAGCTAAGGTTGGAAAATTTTGTATTAGTTGTACCCTCCAAAGAACTTACACTTTTTTCTACTTCTGCAATTTGCCCTTGGATCTTTCCATTGTTGGTTGTAATACCACTTTCAATAGAATCAAATTTTGATGCAGTAGAAGTCTGAAAGTCAGAAAGCGTTTGTCGTACTTCTGAAATTGAGGATTTATTTTTTCCAATTTCAGACGTTGCATTATTTATTTGTAGAGTTAGTGCCTGGTTCTCATTTGCACGGGTTTCAGATTCACTCAGAATTGTACTTTTAGCTTTAGTTAATTCACTTGTAAATTCAGCAAACTGTACATCCATGCGATGTGATAATGCATCGTCTTTATCACTACGGATTGTTGCTTCATTTAATATTCCCGCATCAATTTTCTTATCTAAATTTATATATTGGGTTCCAAGGTTTTTTATATCTCTTATTGCTGTTTCATTCTGAGTTTTAATTGGAACTAATTTCTCGTCAATGAGTACGTTGGTTTGGTTCCCCATTTCTACTTTAGCGGCATCAATCATATTTGATGCTTTAGTTATTGCTTCATCAACTTGTACTTTGCGTTCAATAATTTCATTGTCCGCAGTTTGTTGAGCTAGTTCAGCCTGTTTTCTAACTTCGTTAACACTATTACTTAATAGTGCAACTTGGTCATTAGCGTACTGTTGTACGTCTTTAATATATTTTTGCAAATCTAGATCTGCTTCTAAGGCCAATTTTTTAGCAGCATCAACAATAGATTCACTATATTTTTTATAGTCTTCAATACGAATTTCTGCTTCGCTCATTCTTATCTGAGCATCATTTAAATGCTGGCTTACAGAAAGTTTAGATTCGATAATATCTCTACCGATTATATCCTTCACTTCTGCAATTTTATCTTGGACTTGAGCCTCAACTGATTTGATATATTCAGCATTCTTATCGATGCCTGCAAGCTGGTCTTTAATACTTTGACTTAATAAACCTTCCGAAATTTGTTCTGATAGATTTTCGAGTAGGTAATCAATATCAATACTTGTTTCAGCATAGACCGATGATGAAAGTGCACCTTGAACCCCTGCCTTAGAAATTGTTCTAACCCAATAGTAAGCTTTGCTATTGTTACCCACATAGTCAGTATAAACATCACCTGTACTTGAACCGATATTAACCGCAGTACCGAAGTCATTCTTTTCTGATCGATACACTTCATTACGGCCAAAAAACTTACTCTTTGGAGTTTTCCAATCCAGCGTAACTGTAGAGTAAGCACCTGTTGCTTTTAGTTCTTCAACTGCCTTAGGAACAATCGTAGAGTTATCTTCTGGCTTAGGGAGAGAGATATTACCGTTACCGTCAACATCAACCAGTCCAGTTTTGGCCAGATCCTTAGAGCGAACAAATGATTTATCAATTTCCTGTAGTTGGTTGGTAATACCTTTAATCCACGTCTGCAGGGTTTTATCCTGAACAACGGGAATTGCACCTACACTTTTGGTTTTAGAACTCGTTGACGAACCGGTGATAAGTTTTTTCTTTCTCAACTCAGATAGAAGGGCATTTTTCGTTGTGCCAGTCATTTATTCAACTCCAACATTGACTCAGCTAGACAAATTTCCCTCACTTTTTCCGTGCCGGTTATTTCCAGTTGCCAATCAAAATGTCTTGAATGATTTGGCAATCGGAAAGGCCTTCTATTTGTTAGTATTTTTTCATATAAGAGGCTGTTATCACAAAAAATTCTAATCTTTAGGTTTTTATAATCATCTGCAATAACTTGGCCAGCTAAAAATCGTGCTCCGTCCCCACCTACATCGAATAGTTTACTTTTCCATGTGTATGGTAGACGGTTGGTATTATCCTTATCATCCAAGATGTAAACATTCAGATCCTTATCAAGAAAATAGATCTGTTCAGTCTCATGGTGACGGGTTACGGCAGGGAACCAGAAGTCTAACTTTGTTATGCCAAACTCGGTCTGCAGCGGATCAAAAATAAAACCGCCTTTCTCTTGGCCATTGTCATAGAAAAATAAATATTTACCTCTGTACTCAATCGCATGAATACTAGACGGGTTAAGCTTATTCCAAGTATCTTTATCAAAGAATGACTCAGTAACGAGTTTAGCGGTCGCACCGTAGGCCATAACGATGCCATTTGGACTTGCATAACAAACACAAGTAGACATGCTCACCATACTTCGCTTAGATACGCAGGCCTCATTTAATGGCAATTCATCGACCGTTGAAGAATTTTGGTTAATGCCTGAAATCAAATAAGGTGTACCCGTGGTCGCGCACAAAACATAGTTTTCATAGTGGCCCATAGCAACTATGTCGTATTGCAAAGTGACTTCATAATCACGTGGCCAAGCATATGGATAATACGGCTCAGAAAAGCATGCTGTTTTGCCCGTAAACGCATAGTTCACCCCTTTTGCTGTTACACCTAGGCCACTTAATCCTGTGCGCGGTGCATCCCACGTAATAGAAGGTAAAGGATCCGCTGTATTTAACTGGTCAGCACTTAAAGTATCTGTATAAGTTGCTTGGCTCACGTCAATTTCAGCTACGAAATAAAGATCTGCCAGACCTGCAGAATTAGTTAAAGAACGATAGATCCTTTTCTTCTTAATATTTCGGCCTTGAGAGGCGGTCGTATCGAGCACCATGTTTGACAAAGTAACAGAGCTTTTGTCATGGGGTATGTGCACCAATGGGCTGGCTGGACTTGGTGCCGATTCTTCGCCGATTTCAGTCACATATGTATAAACATATATACGGCTTTCGTCAGAAAGGTCTTCTAATTCTTCTTCTGTATATTCGGTTGTTTGGCTATCAATAATCATGGCTTGAGTGGGCGCAGGCACACCAAGGCGATACCAGTTTTTAGGGTTGTATTCCGTACCAGCGGTAATCAGAGGCGTGTACGAATAAAGAATATAACCCGCATCGCGTGAATCACCAGACCAATAGACACGTCTATATTGATCATCGGCAATTGGTGAATAGGTTAGGTCCACGTAACTAGGAAATTGAAAAAAACCTTGTTTATCTGGAAATTTATAGAATCTAAAATCTTTTGTGGCAGATCCTATCGTTTTAAGCTGATTTTGCTTAGTAATCTTATAGAACGGTCGTAAAACGCCGCTCGTAACATCAACATTATTGGCCAGTGTTGCAGCCGTATCTTTCAGCTTAGATTGATCAATACGCGGGAACATTGCCAAAAAGTTAGACACCTTAATTTTCATCTAGTTCTCATTCCGTAAACAAAAAAAAAGCTCACCCGAAGGTGAGCTTTTCATTACAAATAACGAGGCACTACACGCGCCCGCTTTCGTGCCAGATTCAAGCCATTATCACGCAATTGAATAGCGCTTTGAATGCCATCTAAATACTTTTGCTGGTGTGGACCAGCCGCATTAGGCTGTGACCATTCCCTGTAAGGTTGTAACTGCAGATAAGCTACAGCACCAGCAATGATATAGTCTTCAAAGTATTCGCTTATAAAATCAGGATACTCATTGCTCTTTTGCGAAGGCATCAAAGAAACAATGGGCTTTACGTCCTTCACTGCTTTACTGAATGTCAATTTGTTTGGCAATGAAAAGAAGTAATCACTTTGATTTGTGTGGTAATTGCCAGATCTGCCCTCTATCCCCCAAACATGCACAATTATTGAATTTTCTGGCGTATCAAGTTCAAGTATGAATTGATCATCCAATGCAGCGGGGGTTGCAGTTTTACAGTCATGCACCCACACCAGCGACTCTTTGCAGAAGTCACGAGTAATATGCTTTAAAGCATCTATAATTGCTTGTTCAGGACATGGCGATACATGTATCGCCACACATGAGACTAGATCTTCATAATTAGCCATTTTTAACCGGCACCGCCTGCTCTATTGGTTTCGGTATTAGGGTTAGCAAAGCGGTCAACCTGCAGCTTTGCGCCTAATAGTGACATGCCTGTGTTGTAATGCTGCATACCTGTACCATTACCACCTTCACCAGACAGCAATTTATATAGAATAAATTCTTGCAATGGCTGCATATAAACCATATCCACTGGTAACGGCTGGCTTAAGTCAGTAATTTCCATAGGTTGCTGTGAATATTCTATCTCTAGTTTATTTCCCGCTTTTGCTGGTGGATAAACATAGAACCATTTCGGTGCACGCTCATCAAACATGTACTCTTTAGCAAAATCTTTAGGTGCCTCCGAGTGCCAATTTGGTGAGATAGAGTCTAAATCTGAAATATTTACTAGGCGTACTGCTCGGCCAATAGCACCATCTGCAGATAGATTTCGCACTACTTTTAGCAAACGCAGGCCATCAGGCGGTAGATTCTGACGTGTACCTGCAGCACATGTAAGCTGAGCTACTTTTGCAGTTGCGTCAGGACGAACAAGCGCCAAGATAGCAAGTGCTTGGTTTAGTGCTGACATTAGCAGGTTTTCAGACCATGCAATTTTCTCAGAATCATTTAGTTGGGTTGCTTGAACCCCATCAATCAAAGCTTGGCAAGTAATAGTCATATATCACCCCTTATTCTTCATTTGCTGCTGCATCTGCAGAACGTTTTTCTTCATCAATGCGTAACTTCAAGACTTCACGAATCATTTCATTAGCAGTTAATTGTGGTGATAGCTCAACTTCATAAGTTGTAAGTGCATATTCAGCAATTTTAGATTTAGTTTTAGGTGGAAGCTCTAAAACTTCTTTTGCAAATGCCGCCAGCCAATCATTGCTGACTGTGTTTGGATCTACGGAAAGAATGTCGTGCATGTTATTTTTTGAATCAAAATTTTGGGCTTCTGGATTAGCTGCAGGGATTTGATAAGTAGGTTCGTAGTCTTCATGGTTATAGGCTCTATAACCTTCACGAATAGATAATAAGCGCTCGTAATGGTCCTCATTTGGAACATCTGCAACATGTGGTGATTCAGGATCATTAGCATCAATTGGCTGAAAGTTATATACCGTATGATTTGATCCGTGACGGCCAAAAGGCACTTTTGTACCGCCCTTACGACGTAATAAGCACTCAACTAAAGTTTCTGATTCAAGATTGATTTTACTCATGATTGATTTTCCTATGGCCATAGAATAAAAAACCCAGCCATATGGCTGGGTTTAGTTAAATAAAATATTAATTTGTGTTTTGACGGAAGCGGTAATCCAAACGTAAACCGATCTGCTGTCCTGCTGTTACGCTACCAGCCGTTTTCACCTTGGCAACAATAAATAATCGGCGGTTATCACCCTTAAAACGAGACGCAGCTAGAGAAAGGCCTGCTTCTTTTACTTCTGCATTAGCAAAGGTCACACCTTTTGACAGTTCAAGCGTAAATGTTGGGTTGTCGAGCGAATCTACTAATAAGACATCGGCAACTAGATTCGCAATTGCATCACTATCAATAAGTACTGAATTAGGAACATATGCTTCGGGCAATTGTCCAAAAACAAGTAAATCATTTACTGCCAAAGCTGCAGCAACTTTAAAAGTTACTGCAGATCTATGCGACATAACCATGCCTGCATGTGAATTGGTCGGGAAATTACTTCTTTTTTCAAAAGATTCGGTGATGTATTGAGCCATTTCAGCTACTCCAATTTAAATTAAATAAAAAAGCAGCCCGTAGGCTGCTTTAAATGCTCAAATTAAGACTTTTTCGGTTTAGTTGCTGCAGTATCAAGCGCAAACGAATTAACGTCCTTATCGTCAAAACGAGGGCGTTTTACGTTAAACATCATACGGCCAGAAATAACATGCTTGTTATCATCTACATCGACTGTTTTTTCTGTCCAGTCAGCACGCAAATTCGCACTAGATGCATTACCGAAGGCCACTACAAGAGATTGACGACCTAAAAGTGCAGCACGTGCCGCTTGTACGTTGCCACCAGCGCCATAAGTATCATCAAGAACAACTTTTTTATGCTGCTTGATATAAATATCGCGGTAAGCACCAAGTTTATTCTTAAACAATGGTGAGTTTTGGCCATCCGCACCAGCCGCAGCTTTTTGGATTTCTAACCAACCTGCAGTGCCGGCATCTTTTCGTAGATCATGGGCTTGATATGGGTGAATTAAAGCAATGAAGGTGTCTTCACCGTTTTTATCTAACGGTGTAATACGAACTTTTTTATCTGCATCGCCACCTTCTGTTTGTGCTGCCACGATAGCTTCGTCAAGGATGTTAAGGCCGAACGTATCACTTGCTTGTAATGTCGCTTTAGAGTTCGCTTGGCCACCATAGAAAATATGGTCTTTATCGTAGTCAGAGAACGTGTGTGTATCACGGACCGCATAATTAACACCTTTAGGCATTAAGAATGGGTTAATACCGCGCTTACCTGCCAATTCCATATGACACGCTTCATCGAAAAAGTTAGCAAACCATTCAGTTAATTTAGCTTTTGCTACGGCACGGTTATCATTCACAGTTCGCTTGTTAGACATACGACCACCAATGTCAACACCATGACGCACTTGGTTGATAGTGATTTCATCAGAGAACGCGTCTAGCGTCTCTAAGTTACCTTCTAAGTTATCGTCACCGAATGTCGGTGTACCAGTGATTTGCATGTAAATGTCGTAACTTACTGCATCCCCTTCACCTTTTGTAAGGTCGTTAAGCACCACAACTGGCGCGTTTGCCATTTGTGCACCTTTATCCGTTCTGTTTGCATTCTCAATCATGTTTTTAACCCACCATGATTTTTGACATGTTGAAGCAAACAACGCGCCTGCAAAGTGTTTTTTAGCTAACTTTGAGCCAAAAGGGATGTTACTAGCGTTTGTCATAAAGACACTCCTAATTAAGATTACTGTTTAAAATTAATGATCTAAAAATTCTTCACCAAAGAACTGCTGGTACTGCTTTGGAGTCAAGCTTTGAATAGCTGCTTCGTACTCAATGCCGCTCAGTTTTCTAATATGTG